TCCCTACACGGTTGTTACTGGCATGATTCCATGCCGTACTTCGTTGTAAGCTTTGATATGTGGCTGTTGGAATAGAAAATACGAACATGCCTAAAATCATCATCATTGGGTAAATTCCTATTCATCGTCCATATAACTGCTACGAACACGCGCTTGCTTTTGCTGGTCACGACGATTCAACACGCCCTCAATCATGTTTTGCAGTTGTTGAATGGTTTGTCCTGGTGCAGCAGTAATTTGGATGGTAATGGTGTCGCCTTGTACCTGAATTGGCGTACTCGATTTGCTTGCAAGCTGCGGTGAAGCCCTAAAAGTAGGTTGAGCAATATCACTCTGCACAATATTTTGATGTGTCCTATCAAGAACCTGCAAAGGAAGCCCTGCTGAATTGAGCATACCAACAGCCATTCCTTGCATCGTAAAATCACCGATTTCAGCAAAAACACGACTAGGTGAATGGATATCTAAGATTTTTTTAGCTTTATCAATTACTCCAGTGACAGCACTGGAAAGAGCATCTTTTACAGCTTTTACTTTTGACAAAATACCATTCTTTAAGCCTTCCAAAATCATTGAACCGAAGCCCGTGAACTTTGCAGGCAGATCGATACCAAACCAACGCAATACACCAGCAAAAGCTGTATAAAACAACCCAAGTGGTGACCAATTGATAATGAGTGCAGTGATTCCTGCAAGGCCACCATTAAATGCTGTTTTGATTTGCCCCCAAATATTGGTAAAAAATTCAGGTATTTTTTGGAAACTAACCACAATAAACCCAATGGTATTACCGATTGCAGTACCTACGATGTTGAACAGTTCTGCCCCAACCATAACAATTGTTCCAATAATTGCAGCTAATGCCATACCAAAACTTTTACCATTTGCTGTGGCGGTTTGTAGTTGCTGGTTGGTTGCTTGGAATGGCGTGAACAAGCCAGAAATAGCATCCTTTGCCCAGTTAAAAGCTGAAACTAAGGCATTCCACACTGGTAATAATGGTGCAAGTACAGTTTTTAAACCTGTAAAAGCTGTCTGAATACTATCTAATAATGGTGAAAACCCAATTTTTAGACCATCCCAAAAACCAACAAAAAATGCTTTGATTGGCCCCCAGTATTTCCAAATCACTACTGCAAGTGCAACAACTGCTGCAATGATCCATGTCATTGGGTTGGTTAATAAAGCAACCGATAATGTTTTAGTACCTGTAATTAAAAGTGGTAAGGCTTGGCGGCTCAGAAAAATAAAGGCTTGGCCAAGATAACGAACTCCCTTTGCTATAAGCCCTAGGCGCGTAGGCAAACGAATTCCGAACTTATCTGCAGCTTTGCTAAATATCCACATGATTAATGCAAATTTAGTAATACCTGCGATAAGACTAAAAATAGTGCCAAACAATAGATTCCCTGTATAGCGCACACTTAGCATTGCAACTTTAAACATCAACAGTTTCATCGCGACATTAGCCAATGTCCGAACTAGCTCAGGATTTGCATCAACCCAAAGTTTAATGCGATCAATAAATGCACCTAATCCTGTGACAAAACCACGGATATCTGTTCCTATCGCATTTAATACTGAAATACTTAAATCTTGGATACTTCCGCCAAGTTGTTCAATATCTCCAGCTAAATTGTCTTTGAGAATTGCAGCTGCACGTGCTGCTGCACCTTCTGAACTTTCAAGCTGTGCGGTCAATTCTTTAATTTTATTAACGGTCTTTCCTGTATTTTTATCCAGTACAACGGATTGATCGACTAATACTGCGAATGCAGATACTGCTTCTTGCCCAGCAATATCCTTAAATACGTCCAAACGTTCTTTTGAGCCCATTCTTGCAGTAGCTTTATTTACTTCTGCCATGATGTCTGACATATCACGTAAATTGCCATTGGCATCAGCCGTTTCAATTTTCAACTTTGCAAATGCATTCCGAGCCTCTTTGGGTGGGGCTGCAAAACGTGTCATGATGCCACGCAATGAAGTACCTGCCTGTGTATCTAGGATATTACTATTCCCTAATAAACCCGTCATTGCGGTGGCTTGCTCAATACTTGCACCGTAGGCTTTGGCAATTGGTGCAACGTATTTCATAGTCTCACCGAGACCATCAACACTGGTTGCGGTGAGGTTGGTTCCTTTTAAAAATACGTCATTAACCCGACCAATTTCACTTGCTGCCAAACCAAATCCATTTAAGGTACCTACTGCAATTTGTGCAGCACGTTCTAATTCAACCTTTCCTGCTTCAGCCAACTGCAAAGTCCCACCTAATGATTGGTGAATTTGATCGGAATTAAAACCGCCTGAACCTAATGCAAATTGAGCTTGTGCAGCTTCGCCTGGACTAAATGAAGATGCTGCACCCCACTTTCGAGCATCTGCAGTTAATTGTTTCATGGCTTGGCTTTGTTTTTCTAAATCGAGTACCGACTGAACCCCTGACATTTGTTTTTCAAAGTCTATTGCTGGTTTTAAAAATTGATAAATCCCTGCCCCTGCTATTACTGAGTTTACGGCAAGGCTTTTAAATTCTGCGCGCATCTCTGCACGATTTGACTTAAGCGTGTCTGACCAAGCTTGTGTTTTATGGCGGACTGTATCTAAAACATTGGCTATACGGTCATAGCCTGAATGCATCGTATCCAACGCACCACTATGATGTTTTAAATCTGTTGATCCCATTTGAAGATTACGGGAATACTTTTTAAAAGACTTTCCACCATTCAGGCTACTTTCGAGCCTGTCAATGGAATGAGTAAGCCGATCTATGGACTGATTTGTCGATTGTACATTCTGCTGAAACTGCCGAATTGGTTGAGTGGCTTTATCGATAAATTTAACAATGACACTAAGATCTAACTTACTCATGTATGCTTACTCTGTTTCTGTTCTTTTTCTTGCACGGTCTTCCCATGCCATGAGTTCTTCCAAGCTGAAATCTGCACAATCTGCAGGTGTCCAATGAAAGACAACTGCAAGATTGGCAACGACATCATCTACGCAGCTTGGGAGTTGTTTGAGGCTTCCAAAAAACCAGTAATCCCTTCTGCAATTTTTAGTGTATCCATCAGTTCTAATGAATAAACTTCTTGAGCCGTCATCGCTGGGAGCGTGATACGTGGTAAAAGCACAGCCAAGGCATTAATTTCAAAACTCAATACATCTTTTAAGCTCAGACCACGACAATGACCTGTATTGGGTTTCACTAAAGTAATTTCAGTGACTTTGTTTTCTCCACGTTGAAAGCCAAAATCAAGAGGGATATTTTTTGTGTTAGCTTGGTTTTGCATAGCAAATTCCTTAAATAAAAATGTGATGTAAAAAAACCTCCTGCAGCACTGAACTACAGAAGGGTAGGAAAATTAATGGCCAATATTGGCGCGGTGTTTTTCAAGCAGATCTACACCGTTGACACGTTCAATCATGTTCGGAATATCAATCAAAATTTTCTCAACACCATCGATCGATAACTTGTAATAAGACCAAATGGTTTTGATTGAGGTTTCAGTGTCATCCCCTGCTTTTTGGTTTCCGAAATCAATTTCTTCATGACGGCCACGAACCACAATTTCGACCGCTGTAGTTTCGCCTGTATCATCTCGCTGATATGAACCTGTGAAACGCAACATGTGTGCACCAACCGTTGTTGCGCCAAACTGTTCGATAACGAGTCCGTCAATACCGCCCAATTTCCAGTTGAACTCGGTTGCGTCATCACCCAAACCTAAATCGATTTTGACGTTGCCATTCATACCGCCACCACGCCAGTCCTCAAACTTGCGGACTAACTTTGGAATAGTGACTTCACCTGTTTGGCCAAGGTAAGAATTACCTTCGTTAAACAGATCCATCATTTTTAATTTTTTGGGTAAAGCCATGCTGTTTTTATCCTTTTTATGCCGTCATACGTGAAGCAAAGTCAGCCAAATATTTGTCTGTAATACGCTGACGTAGGGTTAAATCTTCCAGTGGTGGGACTGGTGTGTAGTCATAGTCCAAAATGAGTCGACCACTTTTGAGGGTTTCTTTGCTGTTGACTGAGTCATCAAACCAACACTCACCATCGATGATGTAGCCTTGCGTTTTCAGATCACGGAATTTGGCATTGATCCCTTCGACAATGTCGCGAGCCAGACTTGGATGTAGTGGTTTATCCACTGCCCACATGTGCCCTTCAGCCATCGTGTCCGCAAGAACTTGTGCTGTACGAGTAGAATTTTCAAAAGCATAAAGTGGATCTTCAGAACAAGTACGAGAACCCCAAAAGCGGAGGCCGCTACTTTGAATTAAGGTCGTGACTTCATTGCTGTTGAGATAACCTGCATCGGTATCCATGCTTTGAAGTTGCCAGAACACGTCTTTGGAAATACCAGTAACGCCATTGACTGGTACGTTTGATAAGGTTTTGTGCCAGCCAATATCGTTGTCGATTTTTGCGCGTAAGCCGAGTGCGCGAGCTGTAGACTCAAAGGTCTTGGTCGATGAACTGACCGTGTCCCACCCTAAAAAGTCTGGCCAAATAAGCATGGTTTCGCGTGAGCCAATCGCATCGCGGTAAGCGACCGCTTCTTCTTTGGTTTCACAACCATGTGCAGATACATAGTTAAACGCACGTAGCTTTTCAGCAATTCCACCTAGAGCTGCAGTGACAGCTGCAGTATCGAGTCCTGGTGCACCTAAAATTCGCGGTTTTACACCTAGATGTTGTTCTGCCGTCAGCAAGGCTTTCATGCCCGTGTATTTGCCGTTTACCGTTCCACCAATAACAGCAGTGGTTTGCTCTGCTTCATCTGTTTTTTGATCGACACGCACAACGACGACTACAGCATTGGTCTGATCGACAATGGCCTGTAATGAACGTGCAAGTGTCCCTTGTGTACCTGCGTTTCCAATAGCAGCTTGAATGTTGGTAATTAATACGGGTTTATCCAGCGGAAATGTTGTTGCATCTGCA